TAGATTTAAAGGAATGGGGATTTAAAGACATAGAGCTTGGATTCAATATAGACAAAATAGATGAAGACAAAGACATAACAATAACAGTAAAAGAGAATGATGCCATATTAGCTAATGAATTATATGAAGATTTAAAAGGCAAAGGGTATAAAGTAACTATAAAATAAATTTAATAAAATGAGCAAAAAAGAACACATAAAGAAAAAAATGTTAATAGAGAGTTTAGAAAACTCATTAGGAATAGTCTCTACAGCTTGTACTAAAGTGAATATAAGCAGGTCTAGTTTCTATAAATGGTACAAAGAAGATGAGGACTTTAGAAAAAAAGTAGATGAAATAGACAGCGTTAAATTAGACTTCGTTGAAAGTCAACTATTTAAGAACATACAAAACTTAAAGGAAAAGAGTATTATATTCTATCTGCAACATAAAGGACATAAAAGAGGTTACATACAAAAGCAGAATATAAACCTTACTTCTAACGAAGAAAAAATAAATAAGATAGAAATTGAAATCATTAAACCTACAGGGAACAGTAGTACTACAGAAGAATCTTAATGCGACCACTAGAATCGTTGTAAATCAAGGGGGTACTAGAAGTAGTAAGACTTATTCTTTAGCACAGTTAATCATCCTGAAAGCTCTACAGGAACAGGGTAAGGTATATACAATATGTAGAAAAACTTTACCTGCCTTAAAAGGAACAGCTTATAAAGACTTCTTTAATATCTTAGAAGAACATAACCTATACAATCCTGACAAACATAATAAGTCAGAGCTTACTTACAGATTAAATAATAATGAAATAGAATTTATTAGCGTAGATATGCCTCAAAAGATTAGGGGTAGGAAAAGGCATATACTTTGGCTTAATGAGGCGAATGAGTTTAGATTTGAGGACTGGGTACAACTAAGCCTTAGAACTACAGAGAATATATATTTAGACTTTAATCCATCTGATCCCTATAGTTGGATATATGATAAAGTAATGAACAGAGAGGATTGTACCTTTATTAAATCTACCTATTTAGACAACCCCTTTTTACCTGATGAAACAATTAAGGAGATAGAAAGGCTTAAAGATTTAGATAGTAACTATTGGAAGATATACGGATTAGGGGATATGGCACAACCTACTGAAACTATATTTAGACAATTTGAGATAGCTAATAACGTACCAGATGAAGCAATTTTAGTTGCTATAGGTATGGACTTTGGATATAGTAATGATCCTACAGCAATAGCAGAGGTATTTAAATTAAATGATGATTTGTATATTAATGAATTAGTATATAGTAAAGGATTAACAAATCAGGATATTGCACAAAGGCTAAGAGAATTAAATATTACAAGACAGACAGAAATTATTGCAGACTCAGCAGAGCCTAAGTCAATAGAAGAACTACATAGACAAAACTTTAATGTAAAAGGAGCAAAGAAAGGGGCTGATAGTATTAATATGGGAATAGATGTTTTAAGGCGTTTTAAACTACATATAACTAAGAATAGTACAAATACATTAAATGAGTTTAAATACTACAAATGGCTAACTGACAAGAATGGACATATAGTAAATAAACCTGCTACTAACCAACAAGATCATATTATTGATGCCGTTAGATATGTAGCTTTAAACAAGCTAATGACTAATCATAGTGGCAAATACTATATTTTATAAACGATTATTAACAAATTATATATACTATTAAAATGGGAAAAGAAAAAGTAAGTATTGAAATACCTACTACTTGGAATGACATAAGTATAAAAATGTATAACAAGTTTGAAAGGTTAAAGAAAAGAAGAAGTAAATTAGAGGAGGATGAGTTTAATATACAAGTAATTTGTATTATTTGCGATATAGAAAGAAAGATGTTAGAAAGAATGGAGGTTAAGGATATAAATAAAATAGCCAAAGAGTTAAGATTCTTAATGTCATCTCAACCAAATACAGATGATCTACAAAAAAAAGTAGATTGGAATGGCAAAAAGTATGGCTTTATTCCAAACCTTAGTGAGATAACAATGGGAGAGTATATAGATATTGAAGAATATTGTAAAGAGGCTCATAAGAATATACATAAGATAATGAGCATTTTATATCGCCCTATTAAAAAAGAGAATAGCACAAGGTATAATATAGAGTCTTATAGTCCAAGTGAAGAAATAGAGGAGTCCTTTTTAGAGTTCCCAATACTTCCCTCAATGTCAGCATTGAGTTTTTTTTTTCGTTTAGGCAGAAAACTACCAATCGCTTCAGTCAGATATTCCAGGAGGGAGAGGCAAAGATTGAGGGCAAAACGCTAGAGGGAAAATGGGGATGGTATAATGTTATATTTGCCTTAGCCAACAATGATATATTAAAAATTAAAAAAGTAACAGAATTAGAGTTTTATTTAGTGTTAACCTACCTATGTTACCAACAGGACAAAGAAAGTATAAAGAACAATAATTATGGTAACATTCAAAAACATAATAGATGATTTCAGTAATATAGCTACTAATCATTATTTAATAAACTCTTTTCATTCAGGCTTCTTAGATGAGGTAGATATAAATAAACTTGACCAATCAGATTTTCCTATACTATACTGTGAGCCTGGAACAGCAACTATTGATATGGGTGTATTAACATACTCATTTACAATCTTTGTCTTAGATATGCTTAAAGAAGATTTAAGTAATAGAAATGTAGTATGGACTAATAACCTACAAATCACTCAAGATATAATAGCTGAATTTAGACAGAACTTAGCTTTACAAACATCAGGAGGAGATAGTGGCAAGAAACTAAGCTATGTACCTAATGAAGCTGTATTAGACTTACCAATAAGCACAGAGCCTTTTACTGCTAGATTTGCAAACATTCTAACAGGATGGAGTGCTAGTATGTCAATACAAGTTAATAATACTAACAATCTCTGTGTAGCTCCTATAGAGCCATCAGATAATGATCCTAATTCATAATGGCTGTAAAATTAAAACTAAGAAGCCCAGACGGGAAGTATGTAAAAGGAGATGTTAAACACTTAGAGAAAGCATTAACAAAGTTTGGCTCTAATGTTATAAAAGAAGGTAGAAAGATATTAAATAGAAAAAAGAAAAGAACACAAGAGAACACTCTATTTAACGATTATCACTACAAAATGAAAAGTTCAAGTAGTACAATTACATTTGGCTTTGAGTTTGGTAGAGCTGATGATTATTGGGAGTATATAGATCAGGGTGTTATTGGTGTAGGTGGATTTAAAGGTAGTGGAAATGCAAGAGGAGGGGGTAGTTCTTTTAAATTTAAGTATGCTAATCCTGGTGGAGCTATGGTAAATGCTATTAAAGGTTGGATAAAAAACAAACCTGTTAGTTTAGGAGATAGTAATATAAATAGTGCTGCTTGGGGAATAGGATACAGTATAAAAAGGCGTGGACTAGAAAGAACAATGTTTTACAGTAAGCCTGTAAATAAAGCTCTTAGAACGCTTCCTAGCGAGCTTACAGAGGCTTTTAGGTTAGATGTAGAGAAGCTAGTAGGTAAGTTACCAAATACAATAAAAATAAAAGAAGAAGATTTAAACTTTTAAGAAATGGCATATACAATAGAACAAAAACCAAATCAATTAGCAGGGGCAAATAGTCCTATGGTATTTGTGTTAAAAGAAGATAGCCCTGCTATATATAATGCAGATAAATTTAGATACATAGCACAGGTATATATTAGCACAACAGATGCTTCTACTTGGGTAGAAAGAGCTAAACTAAAGATACATAAAAATTTAGTAAATGTAGGAATAGTAGATGTACATAAAATAGTCAGAAGCTATTTAGAAACACAGGAAAAGAATGTAGGAAATCAAGAGGCAATAGCAGGGAGTATTCATTCAATAGGTATATCTGATACAAGTAATTCTTATTCACAAAATACAAGTCAGGTAGTAGGTGTTAAAATAGAAGGTGGATATGAAAAGGCTTCATCTCCTACTGCTGCTCCTACAGAAACATTAAATCAAGCTAATACAATTATATACTCAATACCTGCTACAACGCCTTATACAGACACAGGAACAAATGTAGGGGGGTTAGATATAGATGGTACTAACAATCCATTAACAAACTATATACCTAGTGGAGCAACAAAGAAGTTTTTAACAAACTCTCCAAGAATACAATTTGTTAGAGGAGGTAATACAGCATCAGAAAATATAGATGAATTAACAATAGCTTTTATAAATGATGGATTAATAACGGATGGAGATTCTATAGTAAAGATGGCAATAGAGTATTACAATAAAACAGGAGGGCAAATAGGAGCTACTAAATACTTTACTAATGATGTAGCTAGTGGTGGTAAAGCTACTGCTGATGATGTTAAAAATAGTCTATTATATTTTGGATGTGGTACTTATAATTTAGAAGCTCAGGTAGATGAGCCTGATAATCAACCTAGTGAATTTACTGATTGGGCATATTATGTTATATATGGAGCAGATGGATCAGGAAACCAAGAGACAGATAAATACTATTTCTATAGATATGGTAGTGGAGCTACTGTAGATGATAGACATCAAAGCTGTTCAAGATATGATAATATTAGACTTGCTTGGAGAAATAGATTAGGAGCTTGGGATTATATGAACTTTAGAGGTAAGTCAACAGAAAGCGTAGATATTAAAAGGTCTGATAGTGCCTCAGTTTCAGGTACTTGGAATAGTGCTACATTTACTTATGATAATACAGATAGAGGTAAAAAAACTTTATATACTGAAGCAACTAGAAAACTAACTATTAATAGTGATTGGTTAAATGATGATGAGGGAGCTTGGTTAGAAGAACTATTTACATCTACTAATGTTCATATACTTGGAGATAGTAATATAGTATATCCTGTTGTAATAACTGACAAGGCATACACTAAGAAAACAAGTGTTAATAATAAAGTTAAAATACAGTATATAGTTAATTTAGAATATGCTAATAAAGTAAGAACAAATAGCTAATGAATACAAGATTAGTAGTATATAGAAAAGATACATCTGGAGCAACA